ATGTAAAAAACTTAAAAAAGGCATGACTTTAGAAAACACATCAGGCAAGAAAAAAATAGAAAAAATTACCAAACAAAATAGATGGAGAGACTTTTTTAAATCAGTATACAATTTACAACTGGACGGTAATCACACATTTTATGCCAACAATTATCTTGTACACAACAAAGGCGGCCCAGGCGGCGGCTTTGGTAAAATTATTGGTGGAGTGGTCAGTGTGTTCAAAAAAACTGTGGGTAAAATATTTGATTTCTTAGGTGATGTGATTGGATTTGTATTCAAACCATTTGGTATTCCAGACATTCCAGATTTTTCAGCAGAAAATTCTGCATCAGGTGTAAAACTGCAAAAACCAGGAACCAATGTGGGTTTCCCAGTGGTGTACGGTTTTAGAAGATTGGGTTCAGTGCCTGTGTATGCAGAAACAAATGGTGCAGACAATCAAGATTTATATGTGGTGTATGCCATATGTGAAGGAGAAATAGAAGGCATCAGAAACATCAAAGTGGACGGCAACTCAATTGGTAATTCATCTGCTATCTACACAGCAGGACAACAACTGAATGGAGGTTATCCTTATGATGGCGGCAGAATGGTGTTTCAATGTTTTAACGGCACAGAAAATCAAACACAATCTTCATTAATGGCTGGGTCTGCAAGTTGGGGCAACAAACAGAGAACAATGCCAGGACTGGCATATGTGGCGGCAAGATTTAGATGGATAGCAAGTGATCAAGCAGAATCAGATCGTAATCCGTTTGGTGGCGGTATTCCTGCACTAGAATTTGATGTGTATGGTAAAAAAGTTTATGATTTAGCCACTCACTCAGGAGGTTTAGACTTATCAAATGATTATGCCAATCTTACAAAAACCTATTCAACCAACCCTGCCAATTGTTTGTTGGATATTTTAATGAATCCTAGATACGGAGCAGGTTATGATAAAAGTTTTATCAATGCAGATTCATTCAAAACAGTGGCTACCAAATTAAATCAAACAGTGGTGCATGATGCCAACGATCCTGCCAACTCCACAGCAAAAATTATAACCTGCAACGGTGTGTTGAACACAGAAGCAGAAATATTACAAAATGTTAAAAAGATTTTATCAGGTTGCAGAACCATGATGCCATTTGTGAAAGGTAGATACAAACTAAAAGTGGAAGATGGAGGTCATCCTACAGACATCACTTCAAGCACAGTGGCTATTGCATTTGATGTGACATCAGATCATATTGTGAGTGCAATTAATCTTTCAGGTGAATCAAAAGAATCCAAATACAATCAAGTGTTGGTGAATTACATAGATCCAGATGAAGAATTTTCATCACAACAAGAATTTTTTAACACCACAGGAGATCTAGCAATAGATGACAATGAAACACTCACAGGTGAATTTACATTTGACACCATGACCAACAGAGCCATGGCCAAAGACTTTGCTAGACTGATCTATCAAAAATCAAGAAATCAAAGAACAATAGCATTCAGTGCCACACAAGAATTAATGAATGTGGAAGTGGGAGATGTAATTAGAGTAACAGATTCTGTTCTCAATCTAAATCAAGCCACATTTAGAGTGGTAGCAATGACACTGCAAAATAACAGCACAGTTAGTGTGGAAGGTGTAGAACATGATGCCTCAATATATCCACACATATCAACACCACAAAAAGAAATTGCACCGCAAATATTCAAACCCAACACAGTGTACAATTATGTGAGAACAGCACCACAAAATGCCGCTCCAGAAAATTACAACAACGGTGTTACATCAGCACCACCTTTATTGACCTATCAAATAGCACCACAGGTTAATCAATATTCAATACTAACCACAGGTGCTGGACCTAGCCAGATCACTTTACCATACAATTATCAATTGGTAGATCAAGATTCATTTGTGCTACAACACCAGGAACCATCAAGAAGAACACTGTTTGGTGGTGCCATAGACATACGAACCAATCAAGGGTACGAACCAATCACTTACAACAACACCAAAGTTACAAGAGCCTTAAACATGCAGTTGTTTGTGTCACCACCTGTTGGTTTTTTTCAATTTGAAATGGTGATTGACATTTTTGAAGGCACAAAACATTTAGAAACTATTCCAATACAACTTTTTAACAATATCGCAGTGCAAGGCCCGAGTGGAGGATTATTTGGACCACCAATACCCACAATACCTGAAACAAGAATTAAAATGACATCTGTTATTGTACCTATTCATCCTGCATTCAGTTATCAAATTAGATACAGAAATTTAAGCAGTCAACAAAGATATGTGGTGTTGGGCGACACCAACACATGGACAGGTTTTACCAGTCATCAATACAAACTGAATGGCAGAGAATACATCGACACAGGATTGGAAGGCATGGTGAATTATGTGGCCAACAATTATTCAATCAGTGTTGCGGCATTTCCAAATGGATCAAACTTTGTTGCCAAAACAGGTGGTTCAATTAATCTTGGAGGCACACCATAATGGCAAGCAACGGATATTTTGATCAGACATCAGGCACATACAAAGCACTGCCCACAGAAACTTGGGCTTCATACACCAATTGGAGCACATTTACTTCTTGGGCTGGTACACCATCAGACACAGTTACATTTTCAACAGAAATGTTTGACGGAGGCAAGATAGATTATTTCAATCCCACAGTGTTGGTGAATGCCAGCATTCCTGTGGACATCACAATCAATTATGGCAACACAGCAGACTCATCAGGTGGTGCAATTGATTCGCCCAGCAGTGTTGCTGTTGTTCCCAACACAGCCACAGTGGCAGGCATACTGGCAAGATATTTTCAATTTGATATCACACTCAACAGAGACAGTGCCACACAGGCAGATCCAGAAATATTTGCAATAGATGTCAATCTATCCAATCAATTGAAACAGGTACAACAATCAGATTTGGACACCAGCACACTGGCGGGTTCTGTGGGTGCTAGAGAATTGAGTTTCAATGTGCAAACAGGTAAAATTGTTAATCTATTGATACAAGTTCACAGCAACACACTGAATGAAGATTCTGCAGGCGACAGTGTGACACCCATGGTGTTTGTGGACAAGACATCATCACCTGCTGTCTTAAATATATTCAACATAGACACATACGGCAAAAGAACCAGAATTGACTGTGTGGTAGATGTTCAAGCAACAACACTGCCCTTGCTACAAACAGATGTGGACGGCAACCTAGTGGAGGTAAATGACTAATGCCAACTTGGCCAACTAACAAACCCAATTCAAACAGATTCAATTCTGATTCAGACTCTATTAAACAATCAAGAGTGGATCTAAAAACAATGAGTGATGCAGTCAACGACATTGTGGATTTCATAGACACCAGTGCTATTGCAAATAATAAAATATTAAAATACAATTCAACATCTGGTAAATTAGAATTTGTAACAGAATCAGGAGGCAGTGCATCACATCCATTATTGATTGGTGAAGATATTGTGGATTCTGCAGGTTCAGTGGTTGGTATGTTGGAATTTGAAGGCGATAATTCAGCATCTTATTCCAATTTGACCATCACAACCACAGAATCAAATCAATACAACAAAGCTCAAATTGTGATCAATTCAGGTTTAGTTACTGACAATGGTGTATCCATAAAAACATCAGGCAAAATTGGTGGTAACAACATCAGCAATGATTTTCAATTCAATGCCACACAAATTTTATTAGAATCAGGTGGTCTCACTAATCAAGGTATTCAAGTAAGATCTAATCAATTAATTGTGACAGGTCCCCCAGGCTCAAATGTAAATTATCCTGTACCCAGCATAGGTTCAGAAGCAAAAGATTTTTACATTGGTAACAATATTGGTAGTGATTTAAATAATGGTGAATCCGGTCAATTACCTGCCAGTAGTGAAACTGCCATAAACGGTGCTGTGATTTATTTTGATCACAGTGAAGGCAACATCTACATCAACACAAGAAGATCAGATTCTGCTGGTGATCCAGATGATGGCAACATCTATTTGAACCAACAAAAATGGCCCAATGCTGATGGCACTAATGGACAATTTTTAAGCACCAACGGATCAGGTGTATTGAGTTGGAGCACAGCACCAACTGGTCCAAATTTATGGGCAACTGTTACAGGTGATTCAGGTAGCACCACTGCAAACACAACCACAGACACTTTGGAAATTAGAGGTGGTTCTGATATTGGTACATCAGTTTCAGGAGATGTTCTCACAATTAATTTCACAGGTTCGGCAGGTGGAGGAGGAATCACAGACATCAATGGAGGTGCCAACATCACAGTGACACAAGATTCTGCAGGTGGTGTTACTCTCAGTCAAGAAACATTGAGCAATCCGCTCAACATGAACGATCAGCAGTTAACTAATCTTGCAATCAAAAATTATGGAGAGATTGTGTACACTGGTGGAGGTGCCACAGGCACAATCACACCTGATCCCAACGATGGTTCAGTGCAAAAAATTACATTGACTGGCAGTATCACACTGAACAGTCTTGCCAGTGTGGCATCAGGAGACAGCATGACCTTGATCGTGCAACAACCAGCATCAGGTGGTCCTTACACATTATCCAGCACAATGAAGTTTGCAGGTGGCACAAAAACATTAAGCACTGCCGCTGATGCCATTGATGTGATCACAATATTTTATGACGGCACAAATTACCTAGCATCCTTGGGTGCAAACTTCAGTTAAATGGTGGTTTACTGCGTCATACAGCGTCATACAAGCGTGACAAAACAGAAACACGAATAGTACAACATGATAAACAATTTTATAAATAAAAACAACACAAGGAGAACATTATGGCTTGGGCAAATCCGGCTAACATAGACACAACAAATTTAAACGATGCCACAGATTCACCAGCATCAGCTCGTGCAAATTTAAAAACAGCACTGGATGAATTAAGCATTGTTATCAATGGCAGAAACACCGCAAATGGTGTGCCAGGGTTAGATGCTTCTTCAAAATTATCTGCCGCACAACTGCCAGATGAAATTAATTCTTCTTCAGCAACAGATTTAACACTGGATCCCAACACAGGCAAAGTCAACATAGAAGAAATACTACAACTTAAACCACAAACACTCTCAGAACTCAACGCAAGAACAGACAAAGAACAGGGTGACTTGGCATACTGTTCAAACGGTAATGCAGGTTCTACAACACTTGCAGTGTATGATGGTTCCAACTGGAAAGTGGTTGCACTGGGAAGCACAATATCATAATATGAAAAACACACCAATCAAACAAATAGAAAAACGCATAGACAAAATTGAACGCACACTGGACAAGATCATGAACAACCATCTCTATCATATCCAGGGTTACCAAATGTATATTTTGGCATTGACTGGTTTGATTGTGACCATGCTGATTGGCATATTCATCAGAGTTTGGTAATGGGCCGTCCTAGAATGCATGCGGACCGCTATGCTGTTCAACATGAAAAATTCACTATCAAACGACCCAAACTCACAGTGGACCAATTTCATCAAGGTGATCACCAATGTCCCAAATGCCAAAGCCGACATTTTGTTTTGGAAAAAACTTTAATCACAGAATACACACTCAAATACAGAACCTACGGTTACCCAACTCGCAGAATCCTGTGGAAAATTAGATGCAACAACAAGCAATGCACAGAACCATATGCTGTGATACCCAAAAAGGAATACTGGGATTCAGCAGGCGCATAAATATTTTTGAGTGGTAGGTTTCCTTTGTTGCTTGGCTTGGCATAACATGATGAGCATACTCTATCTGCCACTCACTTCTTTTCTCACCAAAATACCCACTTAATCATTGACTTTTTGTGAAAGGTGCTATATACTTGTTGAAATGGCAAACAATAAACTTAAATTTAAAGAACGATTTTATCATCTTGCACAGAAATATTACAAAACCACTG